CCCTGACCTGCGCACGGCCTACCCGGTTAACTTCTTCGTCACGCCCAAGGGCAGCGGCATCAGCGATGCCTACCTGCGGCCGGCTGACGGGATCGTGAGCGATGGCACCGGCCCAGGCACTGACCGTGGCGGCATCGAGTGGCGCAACACGCTCTACCGGGTGATGGGCACCAAGCTGGTGAGCATCGCCAGCAATGGCGCCGTCACCGAATTGGGCGATGTGGGCGGCCCCGTGGATGAACTGGTCGCGTTCGACTACTCGTTCGACCGCCTGGCCATCGTGTCCGGTGGACGGTTGTACTACTGGAACGGCGCCACGCTCACGCAGGTGACGGACCCGGACCTGGGCACGGTGCTGGTCGATGTGGTGTGGGTTGACGGCTATTTCATGGTGACGGACGGCGAGTTCTTGGTGGTCACCGAGTTGAGCGACCCGACGCAGGTGAACCCCCTGAAGTACGGTTCATCCGAGGTGGACCCTGACCCCGTGGTGGCCCTGCTGAAGCTGCGCAACGAGGTCTATGCGCTGAACCGGCACACCATCGAGGTGTTCGACAACGTAGGCGGCGATCTGTTCCCCTTCGGGCGCATCGACGGCGCGCAGATCCAGAAGGGCGCCATCGGCACGTTTGCCTGCTGCGTCTTCAACGAGATGATCGCGTTTCTGGGCAGCGGACGCAACGAGGCGCCCGGCGTCTACATGGGCGCGAACGCCACGGCGCAGAAGATCAGCACCGACGAGATTGACCGCCTATTGCTGACCTATACCGAGTCGCAACTGGCGCGGGTGAAGCTGGAGGCCCGCAACGACAAGAACCACCAGCTTCTGTACGTCCATCTGCCAGACCGCACGGTGGTGTTCGACCTCGCTGCCACGCAGGCTCTGAACCAGCCGATCTGGACGACCCTGACCACCACGCTCACGGGCTTCGCGCAGTACCGGGCGCGCAACTTCGTCTGGGCCTATAACCAATGGTGTATCGGTGACCCGTCGTCATCGGCCATCGGGCACTTCGTGGACACGCGCAGCGACCATTGGGGCCAGACGGTGCGCTGGGAGTTCGGCACGATCATCGTCTACAACGCCGGCAGCGGCGCCCTGTTCCACGAACTGGAACTGGTGGCGCTCACGGGCCGCGTGGCGCTGGGGCTGGACCCGCAGATCAGCACCAGCTACTCCCTCGATGGCTCGGCCTGGGGCCAGGATCACTACATCCGCGCCGGGGCCATCGGCAACCGCACGAAACGCCTGGTGTGGCTACGGCAGGGATCCATGCGCCACTGGCGTATGCAGCGGTTTCGGGGTGACAGTCAGGCGCACCTGTCGTTCGCCCGCCTGGAGGCGCAGATCGAGGCGCTGGCGTACTGATGGCCGCGTCCAAACTCAACCTCACGCGGGATCAACTCGCGTCGTTCCTGCAAGACCATGAACAGGTGCGGCAGTTCGAGCGCCTGTTCTCAAACGTGCGCGAACTGGAGCCCACCACGCTGGTGGATCTGGCCATCGCTGCGGGCACTGCCGATCAGAAGGCCACCGAGGCGCTGGACGCTGTGACCACACTGGCGCAGGACACCGCGCTGCAAGCCGAGGCCAAGGCGCAGCAGGCGCTGGACGCCGTTGAGCAGATGCGCACGGCGCTGGAACTGCTGACCACTGCGCCACCCCCGCGTGAGTTCAAACGGTCGCGCTACGGGTCTTTTTACAGCACCGCCACGCAAACCGCGACGACCATCAACACGGCCAAGGAAGTAACGCTGAACACCACGGACCTGTCATCCGGCGTGTTCCTGAGCGGTTCCCCGCAGTCGCGCATCAACGTGGATACGGACGGCATTTACAACCTGCAACTGTCCATACAACTTGACAAGACGAGTGGCGGCACCGCCGAGTTCTACATCTGGTTTCGCAAGAATGGAGCGGACGTTACGGACTCGGCCAGTCAGATCAGAATCCAGAACAACAACGCCGAGATTTTCTCGGCGCTCAATTACTTCTTCAGCCTCAAGGCCGGCGATTACGTCGAGATCATGTTTTCAGTAACTGACCTGTCGGTTGAACTGCTGGCTGTGCCCGCCGCCGCTCCGCATCCTGGCATTCCGTCCATCATCGTCACCGTGTCCAACAACATCCAGGGGTTCCAATGACCGTAACAGTCCGCGTCCTCGTCCCTTCCAAGCAACTGGAGGCCACGCAGACCACGCAATACACCGCCACCAACGCCAAGGCCATCATCGACAAGGCCACGGTGACGAACACCGACACGGTGAACCGCACGTTCTCCGTCAACCTCGTCACCTTGGGCGGCTCGGCTGGTAACTCGAACCTCGTCATTGACGACCGCACCGTGGCGCCGGGTGAGACCTATTTGTGCCAGGAACTGGTGGGCCAGGCGCTGGAGTCGGGCGGGTTCATCTCCACCATCGCCAGCAACGCCACGGCGCTGACGCTGCGGGTGTCTGGACGCGAAATCACCTGACGGGTATGATGCACGCGCCGAGTTCATGGCTTCCGGCAGCCTCTGAGGACGCCATGAGTTACAGCCTGCGCACGCATTTCGACTCGCTGATGCTGCCCGCCGACGCTGCGGAGTGGCTGCTGATGCTCTGGCAGAGCATCCAGACGTTCGACGACTACGCCGACGACGATTCTGTCAGGCGCGAGGCGCTGGACGCGACGATCTGGAACGTCTTGGTGGCCATGCCGCAGAACACGTTTTTCTCGCGCCATGTGGCCGAACTGGTGCCTCTGGTGGGCATGATGGTGCTGAAGTGGCAAGCCTCTGACCGCGTGGAGCGCGAAGGCAACGCATCGGCTCAATCCTACGTCTGGCGGGCCGGCTACTACGAACTGGTGCTGGCCGCCGTGCGTCTGTGCCACGGCCCTGTGGCGGCGGCTTCGGTGGCTCACAAGGTGCTGGGCATGTACGGCGAGAAGCTGGACGACTATCTGACCGAGTTCAAAAAAGGAGGCAGCGATGCCTAATCCCGTAGTCGCGATTGCCGGGAGTTCCGTCCTCGGATCGATCACGCAGTCCCGTGCAGCCAGCAAGGCCGCAGGCGCACAGACGCAAGCCGCCGAGATGGGGATTGAGGAGCAGCGGCGTCAATTCGACGAGATGCAGAAGCTGCTGGCACCGTACACGCAGGCCGGACAACCAGCGTTGCAGGGCATGCAGAACCTCATCGGCCTGGGTGGCGCAGAGGCGCAGCAGCAGGCCATCGCGGGCATCGAGCAGAGCCCGCTGTTTCAGGCGCTGACCCGTCAGGGAGAGGAGGCGATCCTGCAGCGTGCATCGGCCACTGGTGGGCTGCGTGGCGGCAACGTGCAGGCCGCGCTGGCGCAGTTCCGCCCGCAGATGCTCCAGCAGGCGCTGGAGCAGCAGTACAGCCGGCTCGGCGGCCTGACATCGCTGGGCCAGCAGTCTGCGGCTCGCGTGGGTGCGGCGGGCATGCAAACTGGCGTGAACGTGGGCAACCTGCTGCAACAGCAGGGTGCAGCGCAGGCCGGCGGGGCGCTGGGGCGTGGCGCTGCGTTTGGTCAGTTTGCTCAGATGCCGGGGATGTTAGGCGGGTATCAGTTGCAGACCGGAAAGGACATTTTCGGTAGTCTGTTCGGTGGCACGCCCATTCAACCCGGTGTAATCAGCGGCCTGCCGTCCTACGCGGTCATGCCCGGTCCTTGAGGTAGCACCATGGTCCAACCGATCAACTACATGATCCCCCAGGCAGACCCGTTTGCTGGGGTGCTGCAGGGCTTGAAGCTCGGGGCGTCAGTCCAGCAGATGGAGGCTGCGCGGGAGCAGCAGGCCATGCAGGCTGCGACGCAGCAGCAGGCTATGGCCCTGAAGGCCGCGCAAGAGCAGGAAATTCAGGCCAAGATTGCGGCGCAGCAGAACCTTGCGGCGGCCACATCGGGCCTGATTCAGAAGATCCGCGACAAGACCGCAACGCAAGCGGACTTTGACCAACTGCGGCTCATCGCCCCGAAAGACCAATCCGAGGCCGCTGGGAAGATTTGGGAGGGCATGAGCAAGGACCAGCAGCAGAACTCGCTAGCCTTCGGCATGCGTGTCATGGCCGCGCTGGACAGTGCAAGCCCGCAAATCGGCATTGACATGCTGCGCGAGCGCGCATCTGCAGAGGGCGACCCCGCGATGGCGAAGGCGTGGGGGGATGTGGCAAAGCTGGCCGAGCTTGACCCGGTAAACGGCATCTTCGTGGCCGGCACGACCATCAGCGGGCTACCCGGTGGCAAGGAGGCCTTGGAGGCATGGCAGAAGACGCGAGACGAGCGCAGGGCGCGGTCGTTGGAGCCGTTCAAGTTGCGCCAGGAAACCGCTGATGCCATCCTCAAAGAGGCAGAGGCCAAGTTCGCACCAAAAAGGCTTGGCACTGCGCTGAACCTGACGAACGCACAGATTGAGCAGGCCAAGGCAGCACGCCGTGCGTCTGATGCTGCGGCAGCAAAGTCCGGGGCAGATGCCATTCGGGCCCGCGCAGAAGCCGATCAGTTGTCTGCTGGCATCATCCCGGCGGACAAGCGCCCAGAGGCTGAGAGCAAGTTCCGCAGGGAGTACAGCGACCAGACCAAGGGATACCAAGAGGTCAAGTCGGCCTATGGCCGCGTCCTGGCGTCTGAGGATACTGCCGTCGGCGACCTGTCCCTGATCTTCGGCTACATGAAGATGCTGGACCCTGGCTCTGTGGTGCGCGAGGGCGAATTCGCCACGGCACAGAACGCGGCAGGCGTGCCTGAGCGAATCCAGAACATCTACAACCGCGTCGTTAGCGGGCAACGGCTTTCTCCTTCGCAGCGTTCATCGTTTAAGGGTCAAGCCGGCAAGCTGTACGAAACGGCACAGACGCAAGAGGGCCAGGTTCGCCAAGGCATCGAGCGCATTGCCAAGGGCTACGGACTGAACACGGCCAATATCTTCTACACACCAGCGGAAGTAATGCCCACGACTCCTGGGCAGCAAAAGCCGGCTGCGCCTCCGCCGCGAACTGGAGCTCAACCAGCTGCTGGTCAGCGCAACGTGACGGTGGACTTCTGATATGCCGTACTCCATCACCACCAAAGACGGCATCACGATTCAGAACATCCCCGACGATGTTGCACCGGATGCTCCAGAACTGAAGGCGCGTGTCGCTCAGATTCGGGCAGCTGGTGGTGCGCAGGCTGTGGAGCCGGCAAAGCCAGAGACGACGACCGCTGGCGTAGTTGGTGCCATCACTCGCGGCGCGGCGCTGCCGTTGGCTGGTGCAACAGTTGGCGGACTTGTTGCTGGACCGCCTGGTGCACTTGCCGGCGGCGCGGCAGGGGTGCTGGCTCCGTTGATTGGCGACCCCATCGTTGGCACCGTCAACCGGATGCTGGGCACCAAGTACACGATGCCGACGCAGGCCATGGAAGACCTGCTGACGCGCATCGGCGTAGCGCAACCGAAGACCGAGGCGGAGCGCATCGTTCAGGCCACATCCGCAGGCGCTGCGGGCGCTGGAGGCATGGCCGCGCTGGGACGCACAGTTCAAACCCTGGCGGGACAAACGTCCCCGGTGACGCGTGAAGTGGGCCGCATGCTGGCAACTCAACCGGCCACGCAAGTTGCTGGTGGCGCAGGCGCAGGCCTAGCAGGCCAGGCGGCGCAGGAAGCAGGAGCTGGGCCTCTAGGGCAGATCGGCGCTAGTCTGGGTGGGGGCGTGGCTGGCGCTGCCGCAGTGCCACGGCGCGTGCCTATGCCCGCCATCGCTGGTACGGTGGAAGAGGCCACCCAGCGCGGAATTCCCGTGCTGACGTCTGATGTGATGCCGCCCGAGACATTCATGGGCAAGGCGGGCCAGCGGGTGGGTGAACGCATCCCACTGGTCGGAACGGGGCCTGTGCGCGCTGCACAACAGCGGTCCAGGATTGAAGCCACGCGCGATCTGCTGCGGCAGTATGGCGCCGAAGATGTGGCGAACGTCAGCGATGACGTGATGCGCGACCTGGCCAACAAGCGGGCGGCCGATCTGACGAAATACACAGACCTGAAAAAAGAGGTCATCAAGAGACTAGATGCCGCCGGTCCTGTGCCGGTGCCATCGGCCACTCAAGCCATTGATGCGAAGGTGGCAGAACTTCAGGCCACCCGGTTGCAGCAGTACGAACCCATCATCAACGTGTTGCAGGATTGGAAGGCCAGCATTCAGGGGCAGGGCCTAAACAACATCGAGAAGATACGCAAACAAATCGGTGAGTCTTTCAAGTCCCCCGACTTGTCTTCCATTCGTGGCACGGGAGAAAAGGCCCTGTCAGACATCTACGGCCCCCTCAAGCAAGACATGGAGGCTTTCATCACGGCCACCGGCCAGCGCCGGGATGTGACGAAATGGAAACTGGCAGACAAGCGGCTGTCTGACCTGGCCGGCGAGCTTGACATGAACGCGCTGAAGTCTGTGCTGCGCTCTGGTGATGTCACGCCTGAAGTGGTGGATCGTTTGCTGTTCAGCAAAAAACCAAGCGAGGTAGGCCAGCTTTACAAGAGCCTGACGCCAGCAGGACAAGCAAACGCCAGAACGGCCATCTTGTCGCGCGCTGCCGAGAAGTCCTACTACCAGCTTGAGGACGGAACTCGCATGTTCAGCCCCGAGAAGTTCAACGCTGAGATCAAGCGGCTGAAGCCGCAGATCGGCGTGTTCTTCCGTGGCGACGATCTGAAGCAGGTCGAAGGCCTTTCTCGCGCCCTGACGCTCACGCGCAGGGCCGGCGAGGCTGGCGTTGCCACCGCAACGGGCCAAGAGGCCGTGCCCTTCGTGGCTGGCGGCGTGCTGGCCGAGATGCTGGGCACGATGGGCGCAACGATTGCCACCGCTGGAGGCATCGGCGCCACGGCCAGGCTCTACGAATCCGCGCCCGTTCGCAACCTGATGATCCAGCTTGGCCGCACAGCACCAGGCAGCGCAGAACAGGCCGCGCTTGCCAAGCGGCTGATGTCCGTCATCCAGACACAATCCGAGGCGCTGCAAAGCGCCGCCGCAGACTAACCCCAGGAGCCCCCATGCCCGCCCTCAGCATCCAGCCCCCGTTCCCCATCTTCACCGACACGGACGGCCAGCCGCTGGAAAACGGCTACATCTGGATTGGCACGGCGAACCAGAACCCGATCACGAACCCGATCGCGGCCTATTGGGACGCGGCGCTCACAGTGACTGCGGCCCAGCCTGTGCGCACGCTGAACGGGTATCCGTCGAACGCGGGCACGCCGGCCAGGCTGTACGTCAACAGCGATTACTCGATCCAGGTGCAGAACAAGAACGGCAGCGTGGTGTATTCGGCGCCGGCGGCTACGGAGAGGCTGAGTGCTGATCTGGTGACGTTCATCCAAGCCGGCACCGGCGCAGTCACGCGCACGGCGCAGGCCAAGATGCGGGATTGGGTGACAACCGCCGACTTTGGTGTGACCGGCGCAAGTACCACCTCGCAAAACGCCACCGCACTAACGCAGGCTCTGGCCGCCAGCGATTATGTTGTTGTGAGCCCTGGAACCTACGACAACCTGACGATCAGCGGTACGGGCAAGACGCTGTGGATGCAGAGCGGAGTCGTTTTCAAATTACCCAACGGGACTGTTGTTGGCGGGGCGACCAGTGGCCCCTCGGTTTTGGCGATCACCGGCAGCAACTGCACCATCATCGGAGACTTTGAGGTTAACGGCAACAAGGCTAACAACAACGCCGGCAGTTTCCCGACGTCGGTACTCACTGCCGCGCTACACGTCTCTGGGGCAAATTGCAAAATTCTAGGTACCGTCACCATCCTCAATGCTTACTGGCGCGGCCTGACGGTGGAGAACGGCAGCAGCAGCGGTAACGAAGTTGACCGCTTTTGCGCCTATCGAATCAAGGTGCTGGCTCCTGCAAGCTATGCGGTGATGATGTGGTGCGTTAAGGACTGGTTCATTGATGAAATTGAAGTGGACCGAAGCACCACCCCTGGATGGGAAGCCCGCGTACGATTCGGTTCGCAATCTTCGTCAACTGGTCAATGCCTGCGGGGCCACGTCAACTCGATCCGCACAAACGGCGCTTTTGTCACTGAGGCCAACACAGTCAACGTGACGGTCAATAGCGTGCAATGCGGCGGCGGCAAGATTCAGGAAAGCGTGCGAACCAACGTCGGCATCTGGATTGCCAACGGCACGTTGATGACAGACGAATCCTCGCCAAGTTTTGCAATGCTCATATCTTCCGAATGCGGAGTTGGGCAGGTAGTTGTCTCGGGCCACCTGCAAAGTTCGCAGGCGACATCGTTTACGCAGGGAAACTTCAACTGTTCTGTTGGCTCACTGGTGGTCAAAGACACAACGACCGCGCAGTCGGATTGCATCGTAAGTCTGAACGACGGTCTGCACATCGGCTCAATACGGCTAAAAGGCAACGCGTCGGGTGGTAAGGGGTTTGTTTACTCTTACGACGCTTCGACTAAAAACGTCACGATTGATTCGCTTAATTCGACTGGGCACACGACCAACGATGTTGAGATCGCAAGCAATCTTGGAACAAACAGCGACCTGCGCATCGGATCAATCAACAAGGACGCGGTGACGTTGATTGGGATTCAGCACGGACGTGGGTCGTTCTCATGGACCAGTGGCACATCCAGCATTACGATAAGTGACCCAAACATTACCACCAGATCGTTCATTCACATAACGCCACGCGATGCGGATGCCGGGGTCATTATGCACAGCATTGGTTATTACATTACCCAGACTGCTGGCAGTTTTACGATACTCACCGGCACCGGCGGTAACACGCCTGCGCAGTCCGAGTGGGACTATTTGGTGAACAACGGATTATAAGCAAAGCCACGATTTCCATATTTCAGCAGCGCATCCGAAAGTGGTACTGCACAGTTGCTGGAGCACTGGAAACATAGGTTAGTGAAGGCAACCTGTAATGACCCCCAGCCCCGCGCCCCACGTCATCCGCTGGTTCCTGCGAATCTTCGGTTTCGGCGGCATCACGCTGCCGCCGTGGGGCATCTTCATCCTGGCCGAGCGCATCAACGAGGCGGCGCTCGTCAGGCATGAGCAGGCGCACTGGCAACAGGCGCAGCGCATGGGTGTGGTGAAGTTTTACGTCATGTACCTCTGGTATTTGCTCAAATTCGGTTATAGTCCAAAGCACCCAATGGAAAGAGAGGCTTTGGATGCAGAGCGTGGAGATCGACCAGATGGTCGGGCGTAGATTTGGTCAAAGAGTTGTCGTGCGACTAGCTGGTCGTGACAACTCCAGAGGGTATACGTACATCTGCCGCTGTGACTGTGGCCGAGAGGACACGGTTCGTAAATCGGCGCTGATGATCGGCAAAAGCATTAGGTGCCACGCTTGTTCGGCAAAGTTAACGCGGAATAAACGCACGCATGAGCTGTCTGGAACCCGTCTCTACAGCATATGGAAAAGCATGGTTTACAGAAGCACTCGAAGCTCGGTCAAGAACTATGCTGGGCGAGGCATAGGCGTATGCGATGAATGGAAAGACCCCATCAAGTTTCATGAGTGGGCACTCTCTTCGGGATACTCAGACAAATTGTCGATTGACAGAATAGATGTTGACAAGGGGTACTGTCCTGAAAACTGCCGTTGGGCGACCTTGAAGCAGCAAAGAGAGAACGTTCAGGTTCTGACGGAGACGAACAAGAGCGGGTATCGCGGCGTAAGCGCAAAGCATGGCCGTCCAGGAACATGGCTTGCGCGGCTTACTTACAATGGCAAGATCATCCATCTTGGCCACCACCGAGACCCAATCGAAGCCGCCATTGCGCACGACAGATATATCTTTCAGCATGGACTGAAAAGGCCGACTAACTTTACACTTCTGGAAGTCGAAGCACGCGAGGCTGAGCGATGACGGACTACATCGGCCCTGAGCGGCGCAAGGGTGGCATCACCGAAGACCGGGTGCAGGTGCTCATCCAGGAGGCCGTGAGCAAGGCCCTGGCGGCGCATGAGCAGCACCTGACCGCGCACATGGACAACCAGTTCAAGGCGCTGCGGCAGACGATCACCGATGCCTTCCCGAACGGCGATCCGCACGGGCATCGCATCGCGCATGAGAAGGCCATTGCGAACGCTTCGTGGTGGGACAAGACCAAGAGTGATGCGTTCTCAAAAGTCACGGCAGCCGGACTCTGGGCCATCGTGGTGTTCTTGTGTGTGGCGGCATGGGAGCACATCAAGTCGGAGGCAAAGAAATGAACCCCCTGATCCTCGGGCCGATCCTGGAGGTCGGCAAGACGCTGCTGGACCGATTCATCCCTGACCCGGAGGCCAAGCGCCAGGCCGAGATGGAACTGGTTCGGATGGCCGCAGAGGGCGAACTGAAGCAGACCATCGCGCAACTGGAGATCAACGCCCGTGAGGCCTCTCACGCATCGGTGTTCGTGGCCGGCTGGCGGCCGGCCTTCGGCTGGTGCGGTGCGCTGGGGTTCCTGTACGCCACCATTGGCCAGCCGCTGCTGTCTTGGGGCGCTGCCGTGAAGGGCTGGCCTGCACCGCCCGCGCTGAACCTGGATCTGCTGTGGGTGGTGGTGACGGGCCTGCTGGGCATTGGCGGGCTCAGGACTTTCGAGAAGACCAAGGGAGTGACCAAGTGAACTGGTCCGACTACCACAACTTCACCGAAGCCGAGTTCCGTTGCCGGCACTGCGGCAAGCAGGAAATGAAGCCCGAGTTCATGGGCCGGCTTCAGGCGCTGCGTGACGTCTACAAGCGACCCATGACGATTACGTCAGGTTATCGCTGTCCTGATAATCCCATCGAGAAGGCCAAGGCCACGCCTGGTATGCACTCGACGGGCCTGGCCTGCGATGTGGGCGTGCAGGGCGCAGACGCGCACGAACTGCTGCGCCTGGCGATGCACCTCGGGTTCGCCGGCATTGGCGTGCAGCAGAAGGGCGCGGGGCGGTTCATCCACCTTGATCTGCGGTCCACGCCGACGGTGTGGTCGTACTAGGGCGCAAAGATCATCACCAGAACGCCAAGGCCGGCCACGATTGCACTGGCAACGCAGAGTGCTGCGATGACCTCGCCCTCCCAGAACTTGGCTCCGTAAAAGTCAGGGTCATCCTGGCCCAACTCGGTGCAGGGCTCGGCGGCTTCGGGGTAACGACCCTGCTGGTCGCAGCCGTGGGGGATGCGTGGGTGTTTCATCTTCCAATTTCCTTGAAAAGCAGCGGGCCGGCAGAGTAAATCCACCGGAACTTGGTTCTCGCTGTCGGGTCGGCGCGCTTGGTGCGGGTGACCCAGCCTGTTTGCTCAGCGTACTTCAGCGAGGCGGCCACGTTGTTGGGCTTCATGTCCCACTTGATGCCGACGTCATGCGCGGTCAACTCCTCTTCGGGATTGCGGGCGAAGAAGACGGCGACGTGGGTGACGATGCTCACGTGTTCCCCCGTGCTCTGATTGCTGCGGCGCACCTACGCGCCTCCATATCTTCACGGTTGTGATCTCCAATGAAGCGGGCGTCACACAACGCCGCGCAGGCTTCTCGTTCGGAGGCAACAGCTTCTGCCACCAGCTTCATGGACTTCTCCCACATCTCATCCCGCAACGCAGCGGCGACAAGGGCGGCGAAGCGTTCAAACAGTTGGCGTTGCCACTCGGCGTGATCCGCCATTAGCGGGCCTTCCTCATCAGAAAACCGAACCCCGGCCTCCCGCGCCATGCGGATGATGTCATCTCTGTTCATGTATTCCCCCTTGCGCGGATGGCGTCGGCGCATTGGCGCGCCTCCATATCTTCAAGTACATGGTGATCGCGGTTGTTGTCGCCCATGTAGCGGGCGTCGCACAATCTAGCGCAGGCTTCGCGCTCCTGCGCGGCGACGATAGCCACCATCTCGGGGTAACTGCTGTCCAGAGCACAGCGGGCAACCAACTTAGCAAAGCGTTCAAGCAGGTCCGGCTCTCCTTCGTATCCAGCAATCATTCCGCTTTCATACGCCATCTCCATTACTTCTTCGCGGGTCATGCCTGCCCCCTTGCGCGGATGGCGGCTGCTGCCCTGGTGCCGTAAATCTTGATTCCAGTCCCGAGGTGCATATCGCAAACGGTCTCTTTTGCCACCTTCGCACACGCCTCGCGCTCCTGCGCAGCGACAAGGGCGGCGAAACGCTGAAGCATGCGGTCAAAGTAGACTTCAGATTGCTTATCGGAGAATCCAGCCTCACGCGCCATGCGGGTGATGTCATCTCTGTTCATGTATTCCCCCTTGCGCGGATGGCGTCGGCGCAATAGTCGGCTCCTTCGCCCATGAACTCGTAGCGGCCACGGCCGCGCAGCCAGTCGTCACGCAGTTCTTCACACGCCTTCGCACATGCCTCGCGCTCGGCAGCGGCGACTATGGCGGCGAAATCGTCAAGCACAGCGGCAAAGCGACAAACAATGTCGATTTGTGCAGGCGAATGTCCAGCCTCCCGCGCCATGCGGATGATGTCATCCTTGGTCATACCTTACCCTCCGGCTGCTCCCGCTTCTGCTCTATCGCAGCCCACCAACCCGCGCAGTAGGCGATCTTCTCGGCCTCGGTCTGGGCTTCTGGTGGGGGCTTCTGCTGCTCCAGCGCGGCGCGGAGGCTGATCGCGGCCTGTCTTCCGGCTTGGGATGCCAACGGCGGCGCCAGCGACTGCCACCCGTTCAGTTCTTCCAACGCCTCCAGCGCCTGCTGGGCGGCTTCGCGTAGGGTGGTCATTGCCCCTCCCCCGCCATCTCCAACTGCGCCCGAAGCCGGTCAATCCGCGTCTCGTGATAGGCAACCATCGCCACGGCGTAATCACGCCCGGTCTGCGCCTCAAGCAGGCCGCGCCTGGCCTGGTCCAACTCGCGGGCGACTAACTCCTCGGGGCTTGGGGTGCGAAAAGGATTCGGAATGCGGATCATTGGTGGACTCCTGAGATGGCGCCAACGCGGCGCGCGTAATGCCAGATGCTGGGGGCCTGTTCGATGGCCCGTTGCAGGGCTACCGAGTCAGGCTCGGGCGGCGGTGGCGGCGGTGCGATGCGCCAGCGTGCCCAGCGGCCACGGCTGGACGGCACGATCAGGCCGGCTTGGTGGAGCTGGTGCAGGTAGGTTTTGGCCGTGGCGGCTTCGCATCCCAGGCGGTAGGCGATGTCGGCCATGGCTACCGGCTGGCGCTCGTGGATGATGGCTAGGGTGTCGGCTACGCGGGGGCGGAGGGGGGTCATGCGGTTCTCGCTTTCAGCATGGCGTCGGCGTGCATGTAGCGAGCCTTGACGCGCCAGTCGTCAGGCAGACAAGCAAAGCAGAATTGCTCCCGTGACATTCGCGCACGAATTTGGTCACTCATGATCTTGGATTGCACCTTCAGGTCTTCTTCGGATGCGCGTGCCGCGAAGTAATCGCGCAGGGTCATGCCATCGGAAATGTGGTCTCCGGCATCACCCCATGCAGGAAACGCCGGCCCACCCGTCTTGCCCACCGCCATCAGCAGCGTCCCGTCTTGGTCTCTCAGTTCCATCACTCATCCCTCCCGTTCAAATCGGCGCACACCTGATCTGCGCCGCTGCGCGTCAGGCAATCCGCCACCACGGCGGCTGACCCGTCTAGGCCAGCCAAGCGGCGCACGACAAGCCAGCGGTCGCCGGCCTGCTGCACCCGAAAAAGGCGCTGCGGCGCCACGGTTTCGGCGGCATCAGATCGGGTCATCTGCGGCCTCCCTGGTCTGCTCGGGCTCCTGGGCGGCGCGAATCTGGCCGGCACGAACCTGGGCCGCGTCCATGGCCTCGGCGCGGGCGTCACGGTCCAGCGTGCGGATTGCGGCGCGCATGGCGTTGAGTTCGTCGATGGTCTGCGCGGCGTCGATCTGGCGCATGATCTGGGGGAAGTCTGCGACCTCGACCACCGGCCCCATGTCGCGCTGGACGGGTGCCGGCGCATGGCCGGCGTCTTCGGCCTCCTCGGGCGTGTAGGTGCCGACCAC